GTTCATGTAGATGGTTCCGGGGTGTCCGGAGGGGTTCCCTCCATGCTTCTGCAGGAACACCACAATGTTTCCTGGAATCAAGAGCACCAACTTGGAGTGAATGGTGTGATAACAACACCACTCCAAAACTGAGAGGGGGGTGAGTGGAGAGATCACACCAAGCCAGACATAATACGATGTAATCATGTCCGGACCAAGGGAGCGGTCCCAAGCTGTAGCATCACAACCGCCAGTAGACGTGTGCTTCTGCAGCAGGGAACCCAACTTCCGGTGCCAATGGTCTGCTCCCACTCCTGTCGTCCATTTTGTCATCCAGTTTTTGTGGTGGTGGAACATCTGTTCCGGCACTCCGAAGTACCAGAGGTGCACAAAGTGAAAGGTGATCGGTGACGCCTGTATGCTGCGCATACGGCGCCACTTCGCACCCTTGTACTTGTCCCTCTTTCCTTGGACCCAGTAGAAAATGTCATCCACCCCCACTTCCACCTTTTTGCCTGAAGTCCCCTCAAAGACGACAGTGTCCGTCTTGTTCCTGTCCTGCACCAGTCGCATGTACTGGAGCAGGCGCAGGGGAAGATCTGGAATGTCGTCCACCATGTGTTGCTTTGAGCTCCACTTGGTGTTGAACGGGTACCCCGGGCTTGATTTGTGGTTCATCTGGTCAACCCAAAACCTCGCCCTCTTCAAATCCGACTCGTCCAGCTCTGGGCATGGAGGTGGGGAGATTGTTGCGGCTTCGCCCACGTGGTTCATGGACTCCTGATGAACATAAGCCTCTGCGGCTTTGAAGTCAGTGTCCCCATCTAGGCTTGGGAAGTCTCGCACGAACTCTCCCAGCTCATCCAAGAGCTGCTTATACGTTGGCTTTCCTCGCTGATATACATAAGACAACCCGTACTTTTCCAAAATGGCGAGTGCGCTCGGATCCAGCGGCTCAGGTGGTATGTATTCCTTGGCAGGCCTTTGAAACTTGTTCCACCCCAGATAGTCCAGTTTGCACCCCTCGAGGCACTCTTTCACCACCTGTGGCTTGCTAGTTTTCACAAACCCTACCTGGTTTACTCCACAAATGGGGATGTCGCTGTTGGCTGGGAGGCATTGCCGGGCGTAATTGACCGCGACATGCCTCTTCGCCACAACGGCACCCCCACTGCTCTCTGTTGGGATACCAAGCTTATGGAAACCGACTACCGCTCCCCGCGAGTTAAACAGGGGGGTTGAGCAGTCTCCTTTCTCAGTCGTCATTCGGTGACGCAAGTACTTCAGATTGCCGTCCTCAAAGTGGCCTGTGCACGTGGTAATGTGTTGCACCCAGTTACCATCACGGTACAAGAGCGCTGTCAGGGGGTCGCCAGGTTTGGCCGTTCCGTACTCACAAGGGTTGGACGTCTCCAGAGGCTTCTTCAACATAACCTCTAGCCCGTCCGAATCCAAGTCAGCATACCACCCCACCACGTCCGCACTTTTCACCACTCTCATCTTTTTGTCAGTCGAGATTAGCTTCATTGTGGTTTTTCCCGCAAACAGCATCTTTCCTTTTGCTGCCTGCAGCATTGTGTGTAGAGGAAGTCTGAGCACACACTCCTTGATATAAGTGGCTACTCCAAAC